TCTAATCCAATTAAGGCTCTTAATTCATTTACGTCAGCAATTTTAGTAATATCTATATCAGCAGCAAATCCTATAGGAGATTCAAATTGAACCTCTAAATCAGAAGCATCTAACGAAAGCACTTTACCTAAAGCGTCTCTCATCGGCTTGAATACTTGCTCTATAGTATCTTGTATTACAGTCCTCATAACCAAATCGTAAGAAATTCTAATCTCACTACCTGTGTTATTCATTTTACCACTAGAAACGATACCTGAAAGAGCGGGTTGCCATCTATGTGCTGTAACTATATTGTTACGGGTAAGCTCTTGATACTCCATAAAGCTACCATCCTTATCGTCTTTAAGAATCTGAACATTAGAGCTTCCTCCTCCTGTTCCATCCTTAACTAAGAAAAGTATTTTACCGTTGTTACCTTCTCCCGTAAGCTTGTCTTGAGCTAAAGAAATTAATTCCTCAGCCTCTCCGTCACTCATAGCTCCGTCTATTTCAATAATAGCTGAAGGCATAAATCCGTTTTCAAACTTAGACCTGTTATATTTTTGTATAAGGTAGTCAATCTCTATAGAACCGCTTTCAGCAGCAGCAATATAATCAGGGATACCGTACCGTTGGAATCCGCTTTCATAATCCTTAAACATAAGAACAGAACGACCATTCTTAAAGTTGGGGAACATAGGCACTTTACGAACCTCTTTATCTGAAACATCATAATGACTCCAATCAGGATTTATGTATACAGACTCTAATTTTTGACCAACACGAACCATTGTTGAATCAATGTGATACATATTACAACCACCTTCATATTCAACAAATTCTATATATGAATTACCAAACGTATAAAAATCATCTACAACTAACCTAAAAAGGTTTCTTAAAGACTGACCTAAAGGGTTAACTTCCTTTATGTAAGGCTCTAGTTTTGCATTTGCGGTAGTTATTTTACTACCTGCTGTGTAAGTGGCTTTCTGAGATAAGATAGCTCTATGCGTACTTGACTTTCGCTTTAGTTCAGCTAAGTATTGAGGGAACATATTGTCGTCTCCAAACTTATAAAAGCCTTTACCTTCTACAACTCTTTCTCTTTCTAGGAAATTAGGCATACTACCCAAGCTAACTACGTCAAACTTAAGTTTACCTGTTGCTTTCCTGTTTATAATGTCTGAAGTTTTATTTACAAACCTACCTTTAGAATCTCTTTCTCTTTTAGCCACAACTTATAGAATAATGATTATACAAATATAAGAAAAATAATGGGCTACTCCCGTAGTTTCACCCATTAAATTATTTATAAACAAATAGTATCTATTTACTATTATGCTACTGTGTAAGGTAACTCTCCTTGAACTGCTGTTAACTTTAAGGTAACTCCTGAGCCGTCACTCAAAGCAGCACCTGAATCAAGTTCAATAGACTCTAAGAACAAACCAAAGTCCGTTGTTGTACCTGTTGAAGCTAATCCTTCGCCAAGTACGCTGTCTAATCCAACAAGATAGGTTACGGCGTTATAATCTAAAACTTTAGCGTTCATACACACGCCAACCAAAGATTGTAAAGCAACTAAGTGAGCTGTTGATATATTTGGGATATAACCTTCTATACCTATTGTAGTCATAGCTAATCCTCGTTCTTGAGATGTAGATACAGTCATTTTTCCTGTTTCTTTTTCAAACTCAAAGACTTGGGGAGTTGCCCCTTGAGCCGTAACCGTTGCAATTCTAGTTGCTGCGGCTAAACTTATGTTTGTGTCGGCGTCATAGACACACAGAGTTAATGTTTTTATACCACCTTTAGAGAAGTGGTCGGTAGATGTTACCGCTATAGGAGTTAATGCCATTTTATTTTTATTTAAAAGTTAAAAAAAAAAGGGAAGGGCAGAACCCGACCCCTTCTTGTTAGTTTATATAATATACTACGCTGAAGCGATTTGGTCAGGAGTAAATGTAACACATAAATCAGGGTTAGTTAAAGCAACACCCGTCATATAAGAAATTCTAAATCTGTAAGCTTTATTATCTAAAGAATACCATTGCTCAACTTGAGTTGAATCAAAGTCAGTACCTACAATAAAAGCGTTACGACAAGTAAGCATTGCAGCGTAATTCTCAGCATCGGCACTCGCAAAAGGAAGTTTAGCGTGACCTGAAGCCACAATATGCGAATCCCAATCTCTACGAACCTCAATAGGAATACCTCTAAAACTCATCTTAGCACCTTCAGTAACAGCTCCGTAACCCGCAGCAGCGTATCCGTCAGCTTCTAAAGTTGCTTGGTAATCATCAGCGATACTTCCTGTAACCATAAATACTCGACCTTCCGAATCTAATAATTCAGCAGGAGCAGCAGCGTACATAGCCTTGAAAATTTCAATACCTTTACCTGCAACTAGGGCAGCGTCATCAGTCAAGTTTGTAACATCAGATGAATCAAGAACTGTAGCAGCTTTTTGAGCATCATTCTTAGCGTCGAAAGAAGCAACGAAAAGACCGTCGTAGTTATTAGCAAATCCCGAAGCATCTGTTATATGCGCACCACTCATAAACATTTGTTGGTTGAAGTCATAAGCAGCACCCTTACCAATAAGTTCTAATAAAGCTTGCTTAACAACACTTCCGTCAATGTTATCATAATCAACATTTGAACGCATCAAATTACCTTTAATCTTACCGAATAATAGGTTGGCTTGAAACTGAAGCTCAATCTCCATTCTTGTAGGGTCGATTGTAATTCCTGAGCCAATAGCAGCATTAGCTCCTGCAAATGCAGTACCTGCACTAAAGCCTGTAGTTTTACCATTTAATTTACCGAAATTATCAATAACGGTTTTTCCTTTAATATCAGGAATAACGTCCATATAAGACATCCAATCTCCACCTAAAAATAAAGGAGATATAATGTATTTATTAACGTCGTAAGCGTCTACCGAAGGTAAACTTGTACTTGAATAAGCCATTTTTTTCTTTTTTAATTGTTATTTATATTTTACTTGAATAAATTTTTACCCAACTCGCTCCAACCATCAGAAGCTGTTGGTTTATTTACCGAAACTTTAGGCTCGTTTTCAGCTAAAGTAACTGAAGGTGTTGCCTCTAATTTTGATATTCTTTGAGCCATTGTATCAAACTGAGTTTTCATTTCTTCCTTAGACTCGTTTGACTTTTCTTTTTGAACGCTTAGTTTCTGAGATAAAGAATTTCTTTCTTCTGTTAACGTACTTAACTGAGCTTTCAACTCATCTACATCCACACCTTCAGGTGCTAAAGCAGCAGGTTCAATAGCGGGTTCAGCGGCAGGCTCAGACTTAGCTTGGAATACAGTTTTTAAATCTGTAATTTGCCCTTGAAGCCAAGTTTTTAAATCATCTGACATAGTTTTCTCTTTAAGGTTATCAATATTTAACGTATTAAGGATTTCCTCAGAGGTTTTGTTTTGGTATCCACTTAAGCTGTATTTTGCAACAACTTTAACAGCACCTAAAACCTCATCTACAAATCCTAACTCTAACGCTTCGTGTGCAGAAAGCCAAGTCTCATGAGCCATCATTTGCTCTATTTCTTCTTCTGAGATATTTGTCTTAGCCTTGTATACACTTAGCATTGTAGTTTCAATTTTTTCTAAAGCATTAATCTGCTTACGCATCTGAGCTTTATTTCCGAATACATTACTCATAGGAGAGTGTATCATAAATAAGCTATTAGAAGTCATCTCGACCTTGTCAGCAGCTAAAGCAATTATTGTAGCCATAGAAGCAGCCAAACCTTCAATCTTCACAGTAACCTTTCCGCTATAATTCTTTAAGGCTGTGTAGATGGCTTGACCTTGAAAAACATCACCTCCCGTACTATTTATGTGAACGGTAATATCTTTACCTTTAAGACCTCTTAAGTCCTCTAGGAAGCTCTTAGCAGTTATGCCGTGTACACCAATCTCGTCGTAGATATGAATGTCTGTAGACTTTCCTTTTGCTTCGATTGTAGGTATACTATACCAAGAGTTATTTTCGTAAATGCTTTTCATATTTTACAAATATAATTAATTAATACTATATAGTGTTGACAGTCCTTGACACTTTAGATTTCATGTGGTCGTACACAATTCTTTGAGCCTGACGAAATGATATGTTATACTTATTTGATATGTCTATAAATATATGCTTAATCAATTCGGGGTTGGCTTGTCTTATAGCTACATCAAAATCGCACCTTATAAGATAGTTTCTGACGAAATTATTATCTAACAAACCTTCATTATAAAGGGCTTCTATAATAACCGAAGAGTCCTCTCCGCACATACTTGTTACTCTACATATTAATTCACTCTTCATTGTAATTAAAATTTAGAATTAGACTCTATTGTTTTAACTCTGTTTTGAGTTCTCCTTAAAGACTCTACAGGAAGTACTACGTTAGTATTCCTACCTATAACGCTACCAAGAGTATTGTAGTCTATTAGACCGCCTCCACCACCCAAGTTAGGGGAAGAGAAGGAGTTTCCTCCACCTGCAACATTCATTGCACTCAAAGCTCCACCAAACATAGATGTACTTTTTTTGTTTATAACTGCTTCGCCACCCTCTAACTCAGCGACACGACCTCCAACAGCAAACTTCTCTCCACCTTGAGCGTGAGAGTTCCCATAAACCATTCCACCTTTAGCGAACTTCTGAGATTTTATAGTATCTACATTTAGTGCGTACCTACCTAAAGCTAAACCTGCTAGTATAGCATATTGAGATATACCCGCCGCACCAAAGGTAATAGCATTTGTTGGATTTGCAGCAGCCATAATAGCTATATTTCCAAGCTCTTGAATTAAAGATATTTTAGCCATCTTTATTTCGTGCTTTTTTCTTAAATTGAAAGCTTCTTTATCTAAGTCGTCATTCCTTTTCAGGGCTACTCTAGCATTTATTAATCCATCAGCAGCAGCTTGGTCATTAATCGTTTTCTTTTTATCTATCTTTCTCTGCTCGTTTTCTAACTCAGCTTCAGCAGCAGCTTTTGCAGCGTCAAGAATTAAGTCAAACCCTTGTTTAGCTAATTCTACCTTCTTTTTATCTATCTTCTCAGCTTCAGTAAATGTGGTTTTGGCTAGTTTAACTTGAAGGTTGGCTAACTTAGCTCTTATTTTTTCTTTCTCAGCCTCTGTAGACCCAAACAACAACAGTAGAGATTCTTGATGCTTTATCTCACGCTGAATGTTCTCTATATTAAACTGCTTATTGGTTAAAGCTCTAGTCTTCGCTTGACTTAATGCGGCTTCAGTTTTCTCCTTGTGAAACTTCTTAGTTAAAGCAGCTTCATCTAAATTGTATTGGTCAGTATTAGTCAACCTTATAGATAGATTTTTACTCTTCGCTTGAGTTATTAATTTATCTAACTCCATTTGAATATTCCCTGACATAACATCGTTGTCAATTTCAGACCTTCTAAACGCAGCCAACAAGTCTCTTTGTCGTTGTATTTTAGCTTGAAGAATAGATACGTCTGTATTAGCTCTACTCTCCCTATCAGTTTCGTCTATTTCGTTTAACGCCTTTATTTGTGTAGATAACTTTAGTCTAGAAGCATATTCAAACTCATTGTAAGATTTTACTAAGTTTGCTTTCCTGTCTTTTTCTTTAGAAACATCAGAGTCGTCTTTAGCTTCGATTTGTTTCCTTTTCTCTATAAATCCTTTAAACACATTTAATCTACCTCTTAATAGTGAGCTGTAAACGGCTAAGTTCTCTTTTGATAAAACAACATCTATAGCCTCTAAGTCGCTAGCAGTTAAGTTCATAACATCTGATTGACCCCTACCCGTTATTGAGTTTAAATTCTTATTGGTTTTCAATAAAACCTTATCAAATTCTTTAGCTTCTTTAGTTAAGGCTGCAATTTGACCCTCATCCATCGTGGATTTAATAAACGCATCAGCGTCTTCGTTTGCAAAACCTAGAGTTAGTAGCTCCTGAAGAGCGAATATAGAACCTTTGAATTTATCTAGTTTACTTACGTTCTTATCTGAAAATAAATCTAAATAAGAGCTAGTACTCTCTATTGTTTCTCTCCAAAAATCACTATCTCCAATGTTGACTTTGAATGCACTATAAGACGTGTTTAACTTATCTAAAGCCTTAGACGTTGAATCAATATTCTCTGCTAATGCTTTTTGCTTGTTTGCAGCAGTCAACGACTCATCGTTATGCTCTGCTAGTATCTCGTTGTACGATTCTGCGTTATCACCTGCTAAAGAGAATATAGCAGTAAGCCCACGCACGTTACCAAACATTAATTCAATATCTCTAGGACTAGACTTATATACTTCATTTAACTTCTTTAAGGTTTCCGTAAACCCTACAGCCTTCATTTGAGCTGCACCAATAGGGATACCGTACTTAACAAACAAATCTCTAGATGCGGCTGCAGGTTTTTGCATTTGAGATATAGCAGCACGAAGAGCTGTAACTGACTTAGCGGCATCTAAACCTGAACGAGTAGTCACGGCAATAGCAGCCCCTAATTCTTCTATTGATATACCTGATGCGGCGGCAAAAGGAACTACAACCCCTAAAGATTTCGATAACTCATCAACCGTAGTTACCCCATATTTTTGAGTTGTGAATAGGATTCCTGAAACTCTTTCTGCTTCAGAAACATCCATGCTATAAGCATTTAATACAGTCGTTAGACCTGTAGTTGCTGACTTAAGCGTTGTAACCCCTGCGATAGCCAACTCTGAAGCTTCGGCGAGAAACTTTACAGCGTCCCCACCTTTTATACCTGCAGAAACAGCGTTAAACATAGATTTATTAACGTCGTCTAAGGATAATCCGTACTTTTTAGATAGTGATATAACTCCTGTGTAGAAGTTTTCAGAAAATAAGCTTGTATCACTTTCACTCAAAAGTGTGGTAGTGTTTTTAACCCCTAATTCAAATGCAGCAAAATCCTTAACAGAGCCAAGTAAAAAAGTACCTAACTTTCTAAGGGCTTGTATCGCAGTCCCAATACCTATACCCATCTTAAGCATAGACGCAGTAGAGCTTTTTGTGGCGGCTGTTTTAGACTTTGTAGCGGCTGTGTTTTTCTTTGTAGCGGCTGTGTTTGACGTTAAAGAGTTAGTGTGGCTTCTGACAGACTTTTTTAATTCAGCCTGCTTAACGGTTAACTTAGCTATAGAAGAAGCTTGAGATGCGTTAGCTCCCTTTTGCTTCTTAACTTTAGCTTCAAGTGCAGAAAGCTCCTTATTAGTCTTTCTTAACTCGCTCTGATACGATGCTAGCTTGTTTAAGCCAACAATATCTAGATTTATTTTGTACGTGTCTACAGCCATTTTTTTATTCTATAATTGTTACTAAAAGTAATTCTACTTCTGTTGTTTCTCCTGAGAAATTAAAATCTTTTATTTTATTTACAAGATATACTTCATCGTTTATTCTAACCAACTTACTGAAATC